TCAGATACCAGCCGGACGTAGGCGGAAGTTCCTGTAGTTACTTTGTTGATGTTTATGCGAACAATCGTACCGGCTGAAAGCAATATGGGTTGACTAAGAAGTTCAGTATTGTAGTTACCACTTGCCACAGTATACGTTGTAGCCTTCCCCGGTACAGAAAAGTTCCATTCCAACCCCGTACCCGAAACATTCCAGAAATCCTCACCCGCATCAAAAGACGGGTTTTGGAAGTTTGGCGGTGAGGGTATGTCCGTGAACAACCGCGTTTCAATATGGGCGTTCTTTTGCAAACTGAGATTTGACCAGTAACCTGAATCATCCCCGTTGAACACAATCCCGGTCATGTCCATGCTGACCCCGGAACTGATCGCAGTTACTGTACCTACCTCAACCCCAGTATAAACCGAACCGGACAGCCTGATCTTGTCCCCGATCTGAACATTTGAGGAGGTCGCGTCCACGCTGGATACGCGAATTGTCCCGCTACCCAGATCGGCTACGGCTGTGAAAGTTCCCAGTGATTGCCGGAATTGATACCATACGGGATTAAGGTAACCTACGGTATTGGACTTAAATCCCGCAGGTTCCTCTTTCTGTTGTGTTCGCAAAAATGTTACGCTCATATTCCGATCAGTTTAAATATCAACCACCAAAACAAACCTCCGGCAAGGAACAGAAACAGATAACTGATGAACTTTTTCATTTGTATACCCTTTTTAATATCTGGTCAGCCGACTGTACGGCAATATCGAACGCCATTTGGTCGGCAATCATGTCGAAACTTTCTTCAATAAGCATATCCAGCGGTATGCCGGTACGTCTTTCCCTGTACACTAAGTTTCCTTCTTCTTGTTGTTTACGCGCGATCAGGTAGGCGAAACTGTTCAGGCTCATACCATCGGGTACGGGTATGCCTTTGACTTCAATCCATTCAGCGATTACGGACAATGGCGGGAACCCTCCCCCCGACTTCCTGCCGCGCCCCGCAACGGAGTATTTAAGGTAATCAGCCCATAATAATTTTACCTGATTTGTTTTGGTGATCTGCACTTCGTAGTTCAGTGAGTTCCCTGTTGCCACGAAGTCTAAGTCCATCTGTGCGAACTCCAGTTCCTTGGCCAGCACGAACGCCCATTCCGTTAAGGCCTTTTCTACTGCGGAGGGCCTTCCGCGTTGTCGTGTGATTTTAACAGGCATAGGTATTGCGTGACGCTTTGAAATCAAACACCAGCTTACACCCCGTCAGCACTTTGTCGTATATGTTGTAATTACCCAGATATTCAACTTCATAGTCGAACACGTCAGGGATGGACTGCGATGCGGATATGTAGTCAAACAGACGGGAAGCAACATCGTAACAATGGTCACGGATAGCATCCCCCTCACCTGTGGTATCGTCCACCTGCGCAAGGCGCAGTACGCGCAGCTCCACGGGTATGGATTCAATGATGTATCCCGACCGTCCGATGGTGTTGGTAACGTTTGGCAGGTTGTTGAATATGACCACCGTTTTGCCTTTCAGGTCAATATGGTCTATGGACTTATTGCTGTCGTTGTCTGTACCGCGGAGGTATACCGTTCCTGTAATGCGTGCGGCAGCTGCCTGTATGACCGATGATAATTCCGATAGTTTCATGTGACGGGTATTAATACGTGACGGCAGTTGTACCCGCCAAGGTTGACCCAGATATTTTCGGGTGTGGTTCCGGGGATTTGTCCGTCCCATGTTTGGGATGCCCAGCTTTCCACCTCGGTACGGGTGTAGACTTTATTAACCTTATCGTGGCACCAGTCGCGGTTGAGTTTATCCTTTGGGCCTGTGAACTTAAACTTTGTTGTTTGGTAGTACTCCGCGATGGCGTTCAGTTGTTCGCGTTCAAACTGCTCGACAAGAGTTGTAACCTTGGTAATGTAGTAGTGATAAAATGCGTCCTGTATTTCTTTGGTGCGGTTCTCCAATGTGTACAGGTCGCTGTTGTTGCCGACCATGTAGAACGCATCATTTACATATGGGGTGACCAGTGCGTATTCAACCTGCTGATCATCCAGAACGCCTTCCAAAGCATACTGATAGCTGTCCTGTATTTTAATAAGCTGGTCTATCAGTTCGGAGGGCAGGTCTCCGTGTTTTTTTTGTGAGGCTAAGACAACTTGTGTCGAAATTCCGGGCAGGGAGTCGATTAAGTCTTTTAAACGGGCTTCGTATGTCGGGGAGTCGAAGAAGTCTATCATAATGCCTGCCGTGTCGTTGATGGCCGAGGTGTTGTATGCTCCGGGGAGCAGGCGGTTATCTTCATCGGTTTGCATATCGCGTACCGTTCCGATCATTTGATTGTACAGCGCAGTTCCGGATGTGCTCATTCCTTTGAGGAACTTGTCAACGTATGGGCTTGCGAAAGACATAATCAAAATTATTGCGGTTACACATCTGGAGCAAATGAATTTACCATAAGCATATCGCCCGTCTGGTTGTTACGCTTCATTTTGGTTTGTACCACATAGCGAGCTGCGTCAAGAGAATGGTTGAATGCGTCAACGGGTTCGTTCTTCTGGCTATCCCATTTATAGGAGCGCATCTCCTTAATAACATTGACCGACCTGCGTGTGACGTGTATGGTGAACTCATTCATACGGTTGACCCCTGCGCGCACCGAGTCTGGGCCTTTGACGGACGGAATGATACGAAACCCTGCCCTGCGCATATCCTCAATGGACTTAGGCTCTGCCGAGTCCGCCACATACAGGAGTGTTTTGGGTATACGTTCCATGATCTGGGAATTGACCAATGATCTTTCAAACAGGATTTCGTCAATATACAGGCGGTCAGATGCCCGTGCAACGCGTACGACTGCGGTGGGGTCAAGTGAGAATCCCCAGTCAATGCCTCCGTATTCGTATTCTATGTTCTCCGGTATGGAGTCCACGATAACGGGGGGTCTGAACACTGTACCGGTGAGCATTCCGTACTCTCCGGTGCCGAACACCTGCCACAGTTGAGGGTCAACCCGTTTGAGGTATTCGATTTCGTTACGTTCCGTATCGGACAGGAACGGGTTGTCTTTGTAGGTGGAGACGATGAGGTCTACGTCATTGAGTTCAGAGGCGCGTTTTTCTTCCAGTTCGGTGCGTATCCAGATGTCGGGGATGTCGGGGTTAAAGTCTATGAACACTTGCCGGGAAGTTCTTATAAGTAATTGTATAAACGATTGGAAGATTATTTCATTTGCTTCGACTAAGTGGAGGTAGTCGCGTTTACGTGATCGTATTTTCTGTGGGTCATCCAGAGAGAAGAACTCTACTATACGGTCGCCATAGGTAAAGGTGTACTCGGTTTTAGACCATAGTACGTCCGCGTTCGTTGCGGTGATTATTTCGATGAAATCGCGGTATGCGGAGGCTTTGAGTGCGGGTAGTGTAGCGCGCACGACTGACCATACGCCTTGATATTGTACGGGTTGGTCAGGGCGGAACCTTCCGGTGAGCAGCCATACGGCTGCCAGTTGTGCTATGGCATAGGTTTTACCGGAACGGGTTCCGCCACGGTTAATAACGATTTTTTCAGGGCTGTTCTGGTTGCGCCTGAATATCCGTGTGACCTGCATGGTCTATAAGTTCTACGGGGGCAATCTGCCGTGTTTCGATGGTAGCTTTCGGCAGGCCTTCCACGCGGTTGAACAGTTCGTTGATTGCGCGAACGTCACCTCCTTCGGATTTTTTGAGAAGGGCGTTCATTATTTTCTCTCTGCGGGTGACACCTGTTTTTTTATCCACTTCGTCAAGCAGGTGGTTAAGGAGTGTCGATATGTTACGTGCTCCGGGGAACCTTCCTTTGCGGTTAATTCGTTCGGGGTGCGCTTCAAACCCCGGTGGGCGTTTATGTGCCATTTAAAAGGTGGTTTTTTAGGTGTTACAAAGATAGGGTTTTTTCGTCCTGACCGGAGAACCTTCTAAAAAACGTCACATTTTCAAACAACGCATTTATTTGACTTATAGGCCACGATCTACCTTACCCCTTTGTCTGACACAGGGTAGGGGGTGATCGTTGTTTATACGCGAAATAAAGGGGTAAAAACAAACCTTCTTCTTCTCCCCCTCTTGCTGTCGGGGGAAGAAGGTTAAGATGTGACGATGTTACGGTAACACCCCCCTATATATAGTTAGGTGGTTTTAACTTTTTTGTGGATAACTTGTTAATTAATTGATTATTAAACAGTTATAAATACAAACATTGACAATTTAAGGATAAAACCCCCTAAATATATATATACCTAAGGGGGTTCGTCACCGTCACATCGTCAAACCGCGAAATCAGCGTTATTTCGCACTTTTGCTAAGTGACGCCCAAAACACGCCTACAGGCGTAACAAAAAACGTCACACCTGGAGACAGGAGGTTTAAGACCAATAATATTTCCCGTGAGAAAAAAACAGGATACCATCGTTAATCAGTTTTTCCCTTTTACGCATAACTTCCATCCGGTGACGAACCGGGGTGTCTTTGAAGTACATTTCGCGTATGATCTGTCCGATCTGACGGGCGGTCATTGCACCGTTAGACTCGGAAGCCGTGGCTAACAAACCTTCTTTATTAAGCAGGGTGATGTTTGAAAAATCATCTTCAAGAAAATCCCAGTTCTCAACATACCAGTCACACAACGTTTTAGCGATATGGTCAGCGTTATCCGCGTTGTCCGCACCCGTAACCGACCTGATCATATTGTAGAACAAAAACCCAAGGCGTTGAACGTATTGGTCGTATTTAGGCCATATTTTCGCTTTAGGGTCATCTTTACGACTGGGGGGTGTATAACCATGGTATACGCGTAAAGTCTCGCGTAATGCCTCCATTTCAGCCATAGTAATGCCTTTATTCTCCATAATGGATGCGGGCATGAGCATAAACCTGTAAAACACCCCGTTTTTACGGTCGGGGAATATTCCGCGCAGCTGGGTGATAACCCCGGAGGTATTAATACACACGCGCGGGTCGCGTACAATCTCCTGTCGGTTCATGCGGTTGACTAAAAAAGGGTCTGAATCCCACAGTTTAGACAGGGTTGCATCCAAAATGCTCCTTTGAGAACTTTTCGTGTACGCTATCGACTGGAACAGCACGGGCAGCTCTCCGGGTGTATACAATACCGGAACGTGCTGGAGGGCTCCCATTACCGTTTCGATGGTTGAATTGTCGTGTACCATGCAGTGCGGTCTTTTGCGGATAAACTCCTCCCGCAGGTGGCGTTTCTTAATGTGTGACAGTTCCTGGTGAAACGCTTCGAGCTCGGACGTGTACTTGTCAATAAGATCGGTATTGATGGTTGTATTGAAGGTTTTGCCCTCCGAGGAGTCACCGTATACCGACAGGAACACGTTAGCCCATTGTGGCTTAAAAAACCCTCCACGTGTTTCCACCTGCACCCCTGCACGTGACAGTTCAAACGACTGACGGGCCAGCAGGGCGTTAATCTGCGCCATCGTAGCTTCGCGCAGGAAGTCCGGCAGAACGTGTATAGGGAAGGGTGTACGCTTCGGGGGTGGCACTACTTCCGTTACCGTTACACTCCATTGGCCGGAGTATGCCTCCTCCCAGTGGTCTATGCGTTTGCTTACACCTTCCTTATCGTGCAGGCTGACCGAGTTGGAACGGTCGTGAGCCAACAGGATGCGTTCAGCGGTGTTTCTGTCGTGTCCTGCTTTGCGTAAGGAGGCATACAGAGACAGGCCGGTGTTCTGATCAACAGGGGGCAGCGTGAAGGTTTCTTCCGGTACGATAAGTGGTTGTGCCTCCGGGTTGTAGTATATATGCGGGTCATAGGACAGGAACCGTACCCTGTCACGGGATGCCTGACCTTGTGAGGAAGTCACGTTCAGCATCCGTTCCACACGTTTGGCGTATGCGGTGTATGCCTCCCAGTTTTGGCATACTTCGTCCGGGAGTCGCATGACCACAGCGTACCCGTTGCCGGAGGGTGACAGGAATTTCATATATATGGAATCCTGCCACGGGGCCATATCCTGCCCCGTCTCCCAGTCGATGACCATCAGCGGGTTGATACCTCCGTCCGTGTCCCGCTGGAACATGACTGCGGGCAGGGTTTTCTTGATCTGCTCACGTGCTTCCCTGTCGGGGGTTTCCCGGATATGTTCAACGATACGCTGTACGATACCGGTCTGGACGGCTTCTACAAACTCATCAACGGTTACCGGTTTGCCGAATGTGCCCTGACGTTTTTGGAAAATTGAATACAGAAGTGTTATATTTGTCATAGGTGAAAAGAATTTGATGTAAAAAACCCCCTAAGGTAGTACCAAAGGGGGTTTTGTTTTTTAGAAGGGTAGCAGATGATACTCTGTCTGCTTGTAACCGGGTGCCTCCTCAAAGGGATTACCACCGTCATACAGACGTTCCAGATAAACCGGTTTTTTCTGCATAGCCTCCACCTGCTCGGCACGTAATGCTGTCTTAGGGCAGGGCGTTACATGGTAACGGGTATCCATACCTTGCCCGCTGCGCTTTATGATGATGTCGTACTGATAGGGATGGCCCCAGTCGGCATTGTTCGCAAGTTCCGCAACAGCCGCGATAATGGACTTCTGCGTGATCTCCAGCACATAGACGTTATTGTTGAACATTACGGCCATAGTCAGGAAGCGAACAGGCCCATCATTAGACGGAGGTACAGAAGGCATCTGCCTGTAACGTACAGGCTTGTTATTGCCGTCTTTATCCTGTACCCAGTACAAATAACCGTGAATCGCATCGGACAAAATGCGAAAACGTGTTTCCCCGACAGAAAATTTAAGGTAGTTGGACGCTGCCTCCGGCACCTTGTACCCTTCAGGCAAAAAAGAATTTGTCATAGTTTTATTTTGTTTTATGCAAAAGTAGTATATTTGTGATAAATATTAAAACAAATATTATGAAAAAAATCAGTAAAAGAAGAGCCGTAATGCTTGAAGATGGGATATTTCAGGCGTTACGCCCATACGCCCAGCGTGAAAAACGCTCAATCGGGCGCGCGATTGAATACTGGATAGAAACCATTGTTTTACCTCAACTGAAAGAAAATGTCACTAAGCCCTGAACGCCTCGGACGTGTGACGGCCTCCGGCTTCCACCACCTTATGGGAATACCACGCGCCAAAAGTGAAGTGTTTACCATATCCGGAACGTCTTACTTAAATGACCGTATAGCGGAACGCCTCACGGGATACCCGGAAAAAGAATATGAAACCGTGGCCATGACCTACGGTAAAGAAATGGAGCCACAAGCCCTGCAATATTTCGCAACCCTGACAGGTAAACCCGTTCAGCCGGCTGACTTCATTAAGTCAGGCGCAGACTTCGGCTGCTCCCCTGACGGATGGATACCAACCGAAAACGCAGGCCTCGAAGTTAAATGCCCCTACTCCTCCTCCGTTATGGTAGAGTACCTCCAGCTGTCTTTACAGGAGGACCTGAAAGAACACTACCCCGCTTATTACTGGCAATGTATGTTCTCGCTGTACCTTACACAGTGGTCACGCTGGTACTGGATGGCGTACGACCCGCGTATGAAGGACGAAACCCTGCGCTCTAAATTGCTCGTCATTGAACCGTGCCCCGAAGATTTCAACCGGATACAGGACAGACTTCCGCAAATCTCACATTATTTAAACTCTCCCTTATTCACATGATGCCCGAATACGCACGACCCAAGCCCAAAAAATACAACACAGCCACAGCAAACGGCCTTACGATGGCTATACTTACATGGTGCAAATTAAATAACATATACGCCACCCGCCTTTCGTCAGAAGGTCGTTACCGTCCGGGTAAGGTGGTAACCGATGTACTTGGACGTCAACGCCAGATGAAAGGCCGATGGCTCCCCGGACTTAATACAGGACTACCCGATATAATCATCATCCTGAAAGGACGGTTCATCGGGGTTGAAGTTAAGACAGGCAAAGACCGGCAGTCAGACATACAGAAAGCCACACAGGAGAAAATCGAAAAAGCCGGAGGCGTTTACCTGATCGTAAAAGACTACGAACAATTTCAAACGTTTATTAACAGACACCTGCAACTATGAGCGCAGTTAAAGTAACCTTCAAAGACCCTGACAACGGCAACCATCAGTTTGAAATCTGGATTAATGACCGGTTTGCTTACCTGTTGCCTATGCAGACAGCCATCGAAATGCTGGATATTGTACAATACGCCTGTTTTCAGGCCGGACAAATGGAATTTTTTATGGACACTGAACGATTGAGACAATGACCACCAAACGCGAACTGTGGGCAAAGACAATCAAAGTCGTTAACTCCGCCCGTAACATGGAGCAACGTAAGACGGCCAGACGCTACCTCCAACTGGCCATTCCCCACCTTGTAAAATCCAACAACCACCCCATGACCGGGAAAGAAGAACGGGAAATGTACCTGTTCTTCATCTCGGCAGGTGTGGCCGGACTGATCATGCTATACTCCCTGGCAAGGTTGTTTATACTGCTGCTCAATTAAACCGCAGTTTTGTAGTCGCTCCAGATTTGATATAAATCCTCCTTCTTATCAGCCAGCGAGGCACCCGCACCGTACATCCTTACCGTAGCACCGGAAACCACACCGGAAGGCAGGATATTATTCGTACCCGTGTCCAATCCCGTTGAGGCATTACCACCCGTACTCGCCTGACCGTTCAAAAATATGCCGCTTTCCACACTGTTTCCCCGGTAGGAATGGAAATACAGTTCTGTTTCCGTATTTTGAAAAATACCATACTGAATAGCCGTAGAAGAATTAGGCCCGTTCTGATCTACCCTCGGTGAAGCCTGCCGGGGTACCCGTATACTGTTCTTCGGCCCTCCGTCCGCCCCGCATAACGGGTTATAGTCCACACTGCCTGTGGCTAAGGAATAATCCCCGAACAATGCACAGTCATTCAGCACATACTTCACCCCGTTTGCGTTGAATAAATACGGTGAGGTCATACCGTAACCGGTGAACCCGGTCAATGAGGCATAGGAAGCATTCGCACCCTGCACGGCAAAGTATGCAGCGGGATTCTTCCAGTTAATCCTGGCGAAATTCGCATCCCCATCGGTCAGAAAATTATAGAGGTAGTCCAGCTCGTCCCATATCCCGGCATCCTTCAACGCGGCCAGCAGGGAGTTTTGCAATGCCTGATTCGCATCGCCAGGCAACGTATACCCCTGACCGGTGGCATAGTCCAGTATAGTCTGATATTCCGGCAGCACAATCTCCCCACCCCCTCCGGCATTGTTGCCGACAAGGTAGAAGATCGCACCCTTACTCCTCACCGTCCACCGGGTCGGCAGCGTGTAGGTATTGATAACGGTTTGTAACTCGCTTTCGGATTCGCACCGTATGGCGTTAACCGTTCCGTCTTTTGCTTTTAAATGCCTCATTTCTTCACTGTGGTAAATTCCCCGCCTTTCTCTGCAAAAAACAACAAGTTACCCAAAGCCGCACCCAGGATAACCGTATACCCCGAACTGGCCGCAACCTTGTTGATTGTTCCGCTTTCAACAAATGCGTTTTCATCGGGATAAAAGCTGACCGTGGCTGCCGGGTCTATGGTCTTGACGTAGTCCTCCAGCGCCTTCAGGCTGAAATGTGTCCTGACCTCCACCGGAACGGCTAACGCGGGAACAGGTAAGGCCGCTCCCGTGAGGATATAAAACCGGGTTCCCTTCAACGCAGCCCAACGAATACCCGCAAGGGTTCCGGTAGTGGTGAAGATAACCAGCAGCCGGTTACCGGCCATGTCAATCTGTGCAACCTGTTTACCGACCGGTGGCGTGTTCAGTATCTGAAACGCTTCATCATCGGAATTGAACACATACGCCTCCGCGCTGGCATCAAAGGTTTTCAACCCCGTTTCAAAATCCTTTACCGAATTGTAGACCGTTATCATGGTATGAATTTTACCCAGTTTATACTACCGTTGCAACCACAGTAATTTTTTATCATTCTCCGCACCCATTGGGCGGTAACGTATCCGGTTTCACCTTTTTTAAGGAGTCCGTTGTCGGTAAGAATATCCCTTTTTGCCTGTACTCGATAACCTTGTATTTTATCTTCTCCCTCCGAAAGGTTGCCGACCCCTGACACGATAACATAATCACCAGACATAGCTTAGTTATGAGGGTTTTCATAGTTCCAGTAATCGGGCGCAAAAGAGTATTTAACCTGACGGCTGGCATTAAAGAAACTGAAACTTCCCTGCTTGCTGGGAGTACCCCAGTTATATTCCGGATAGTTCCCGCTTTCCACAGACATCCACTCCATGAACTCCCGCTCCAATCGGATAGCCTCACTGTACGCCTCCTGACTCTTACCCGATATGGTTCTTTCCGTGACGTTCTCGGAGTCCTCCGCAGTCTTTTTGTTCACCCCGCCACGGGTAACGTGGATAGCATTGTTGTCCACTAAATACGCATAGGCATACGCGCACAACAGCTGACGCACACCGGGATACTGCTGCTGATAGTTTGTACTGTACGTGTACACACTTCCGTAAAACAAATTTTTCCACCTTGCCTCCGGGTAAAGGTTAGCCGAAACAGCCTTAACCTTTGTGGTTGCCAACGCTATCACCCTGAATCCGATAAAACGGTAACGGCTTACCGTGGAAGGTACTGTCAGTACCGTCAGACCGTTGTCAATCATGGCACCGGTGGCAATTGTATTGGCATCACTCTCATCCGAATTGTTCCAGCCCATTAAACTAAGTAAAGCGTTTGCACCTGTCCCGTAAAATTCGAAACTCAGATAACTCCCGGCTTCAACGGTCAGTTCCTGATAGAGTATTTTGGAAGTTTGACCTAATAATAAAACCACCTCGGCCTCACTACTCCACGAAACGTCTCCCACCACCGACTGCTTCCAGCCGTCAAGGTTGTACAGGTAGGGGTTCTCAAAGTTTTTAACAAACCCCTTTACCAACGCATAGTACAACGGAGGGGTAAGCAACGCCTGTAGGTTGTTCTGTTCGGCTCGTATAACGTAAGGGTTAACACGACTGTCGTCAATATTCAACGACAACGGCCAGAACTGAAGTATATCAGATTTGTTGATCAGGTTCATGGGACACAGGTTGAGGTTTAACACTACCGGTATAACTGAAATCCTGGGGAACTATTTCACCAAATTGTACCGGGGTTACAAAATATTTACCCATCTCATTGAACACACGTGACAACATTACCCTGCGGTTATTGGTGCGCACGTTGAAGTAATTGTAAGAGTCCTCAATTTCCTGCATGGAGAAGAAACTGTTTTCCGGCATGATACCCAGCAACGAAGGTGGTATGGCCAACGTCTGCACAATCCGGTTAACCGTTGTCTTGTTTGTGTTCTCAAACAGTCTGTCCTGATTGTTAGCCGGGAACTGCTCCAGTACGTCATTGTCGTAGCCGTCAGGTATTTCCCACACGACTACGGAATTGGCGTTTTGTGAGCCACGTATACCCGACACCATGGCGTTAATACGCTCGCGCTCCTCTCTGGACTCTATTTTGCCGGGATGCTTCAGTAATGTAGCCCCCAGAAAACCGTTCTGTACACCCGCTAACTCAAATAGCTGTATCTCCGCATTGGTCTGACTTGACTCAATAACGCTGTCAACGGTAGACAATGGGTAGGTATTCTTGCGAGGGGTTACATACAACACAAACCCGTTAAACTCGCCCAGATTCTCGTAATCCCAATTTTTGGCTGCCTCAATAGCCTGCTCCGGAGTACCCGGCCATAAAGCATACGTCAGTACCGGAGGACGTACCGATACGGGCATCTGTTCCTCCCAGTCTACCGATATTTTACAGTATGTGATCTTGCC